CCACTGCATTCCTGCCCCCACAGGAATCCTGGACGCAACGGAGGTTTGTTTAAGCGGTCACACTCTCCGCTCGTCGCTCATGCGACACTGAACTGGGCCCGATACTCCACGGCCGCTGCATGAAGCGGATCTGGGAGGGGAGCGGGGTAAATTCGTAACCAATTTTCGGGCGGATCATTGATTAGTACTCTGTAACTTGTCACTGCACCGTAACGCGACCTGTAGTCTACCCAACTACATGGAACGTCAAACCACCTGGGGATCTCCTCGATCTGTTGAAGTTCATCGAAGTAGTGCTCGTATCGGCGTTGGAGCTCCGGAGAAATTCCGAACACGGTATGCATCAACTCGCGGGTCGCGGGAGCAATGCCCTTGTTCAGTTCCGGACGGCCGGTATCAAACATTTCCTTCAACTTGCCTCTCTGATAAGAACTCAGGCTAGGGTCATTCAGGGCCACACGGGCGTCGATGGAACGGGTCAACCTGAGGTAACAACGTGCGAGGGACGACAAGATGGGACAGGCGGGATACTGATAGCCTACAGACCAGGCCTTCGCCCTTAACATTCCCAATTTTCTCGTCATCTTAGAGAGCGCATACTTGCCATCGATCCAACCAAAAGATGCCAGCACCTTCTTTGGATCTGTTATGACAGTCATGGTATCGATATCAAAGATCTGACCACAGAACGAAGCGGTATTCAAATGATCATGTATCTCCATCTTGAGCAGGAGCCCCAGCTCCTCAAACATAGACGTATCAGGAATCCTGCCAATGATCCTAAAGAGCCCATCGTCACCTTCGACAACGCCGATGACTTTGGACCCAATCTGGTCACAAACAAAAAGCATGAACATCAAGTTAGAAAAGCCATTCCCCAAACTCGTGCACATCTCCCCACTCATACGAGTGGCCTCTACCTCAAGTGTCAGGTTCTTATTGACAATGGTGTTTGTACCCCCCAATGTCGACCTGACCGTGGCCATAAAATCATCATGTTCGGGCATTTGTTCCGTTACCCAATCATACAACTCAAATTCCACGTCCTCCATCAACCCTTTAGTGAACAGGGCCTCGAAACTGGTATAATCTGTCGCAACGTACTTGGCACCAGGCGCATACAATCGATCGTACACGTACTTGGCGCGCTCTGCAACAGGGACTTTCTTAATGAACCAGGGAAGCTTGAATAGCTGTTCCTCAATCAACTTGAAAATAGGTCCCACTTCCACTTTAAAACGGTCAGACCTAGAGTTAATAGCACGTCCATGCTTGTAGTCTGTGTACGACTCATTCTTCATGAACATCTTAACCCTCCGGTCCTTCTTTGAAAGGGCCTTATCTCTCGTATTCCAAATCAACGTCAGTTCAGCTTTTCTTGCCTCAGTGTAGTCCGTCTTTTTCAACCACGTCTCGAAGCTCGTATCCGAATCGGGAGCGAGCTGCGCTACATTCTTGCGCACCCATGTGCGGACAAACGCTTTTAGCTTGCGTGCCACCTCAGGATCACGTTCCGGAGGTCTGGTGGCGAACCTCTTCGCTGCCCCCGCCAATAGGGTGTGAACATCACCTATGTCGGTCGTTGGTAAGGCTGAGTCTTTCAACGCAGGCCCTGCCGAGACCAAAGCCGGACGCCTGCGTCCAGCCACCACTCTAGCGCACCTTAGAAGTTTTGTTCCATCCTTCACAGGTCCTATTGTGGCCAAAGGTATCTCCCCCACCCTATACCCGTACAGGAGGGTTATTGGCGGGCAACGGGAAAAGGGCCACCAGGACGGTGGGCTACTTCTCCATTGACCTTTTGAGCGACAGCGAGCCTCGCTAGCAACGTTGCATTTTGAGCTGCAAAATTATCTAGCGGGGAGTTTATGTGGCTAAGCATCGTGGAATGCCGGTCGGTGCGCTCATGCACAAGTCCATCGCTGGTCAGAGTAGAGTCTGGAACCACACGGGCGCAAAGCATTTCACGCATTGCAGTCACAGACACATCCCCAACCTGCTCGCCTTGTTTAAAACACAAGCCAAACATGTTCACGCCCCACCGATCTACTCGGAAAGGCCTGACACAACCACCAACCAACGAGGTACCTGAACGGAAAGGCGGGAGGCGTTGCTCACTTTCGGCCAACACCTCCTCAACACCCCCCTCGATCTCCGCCACATAAGCGATTTTACCGGGTTGAGCCTCAAAGAACGACTCTCTCACAGCTTTATAGAGGCTAAGCCCTACCCCTACGGAACACAAGATCTGTATCCCACGCAACGCACACCAACCTCTCCAGTCCACCCTACTCCACATTGCCTCAGAACCCAGATAGTCATTGATAAAGAACTGCCTGGTACCTAAGGCCCTGGTTATCAACCCGGAGGCCACGGGAACGATCCCATAATTGCGATCATTCTCGAGACGCACCGTGTTTCTGAGCAGGATGATTCCGGTCGAAATAGTCTTCGTGCCAAAAGCTAGACCCAGCCTCATCACTAACCGCCCCATAGTGCCCAGCAGCATGTTGGGTCGCATCTGAGCAAAAAGCGGTAACTCGAGAAGGCCGAGAGCCCGACCGTCTTGATAGTAGGAGACTATTGTTTGTGTTCCAGCTGAACGGAACATTGGCAAGAGGGATGCTGAACTCCCCGACGGTAATGGTAGCCGCCAGCGGAGCACTCCCTGAAACGAAGTACGAAGGTTGCGGAGCAGTGAAACCCAGGGCCCAAACGGGCCCTCCCCCGGGTTTCCCTGGTCCTCATTAGAACCGGGCAATAAAATTGCCCCCAACCCCTCGGGGGGAGGGATGCTTCCTGCTTCCGGAACAGCCGGTACAGCAGGGAACCCCAAGCCCGGATCAGCCGGTGCCTCAGGGACCCCAGCAGGCACAATGCCTACTGGGTCGGGTCGGTCGGCATCCAATGCGGAGCTCGACCCTCCCGCCGCCAGCTCACAAGCCAGCAGTGCATCGGGGAAATTGCCGAAAGACACCTCCACCGTGGGCACATCAGGGCGGCAGATTTGAACAACATAGTCAGAGCACGCAGTCTCTGGATGTTCTTCCGCCCTTTCAGTGAAGCCACAAGCTTCGATCTCCTCCCGCTCAATCGCCTGAGCACACACCTCAGTAAGTCCCATATCCGAGACATCTGCGGCGGCACGACTGTCCACACCAAGTCCAACTAAACGTTCAACGTTGGACTGGTGCCTAAGAGCAGCCGCACTAGCGAATTTGCCTTTGCCTTTTGGGCCACCGCTTCCCCCTCGCCTATAGGGAAAGCTATCTTCACTGCCCGGCATAACGCCGGTACCAGCTACTCCACGTAACTTAGGCTGAGCCTCAGGGTCGCCGCGTGTACGGCTTCCTTTCGTGACGCGGTTTATAGCCCGAGCGTCCTCCCGG